CCCGTTGAGGATGTTTTTCCTTGTCACACCCAAGCCGGTCTCGCCGGGGTTGCCGTCTTGGTAGTTGCGCAACATCTGCTTGAGGCCAGCTTCCACGGCGCGCAGGTCGTTGCCAAACTCGCCGAGCTGCTCGTTGTCGATGGCGCGCATGGTTGCCGCGCGGAACGAATTGAGGTCGATCACCTTCGATAGCAAATGATTCTTCTGCGACACCGCCCAGCCGAAGGGCACCATCTCGCCAACCTTGGCCTCGACGTTGCCAAGGTTCTTCACCTTGTAGCTGCCAGACTCTCCGGTGCCGATGACGTTGACGCTGTAAAGGTAGCTGCGACCTTCCGCGCGCCCCGCCTCAAAATCCCGCGCCTTGATCCGCAGCCACTGCGGCACTTGTATAAAGTTGTCGAACTGCAGCGGCAACGTCGGCCCGCCGACCTCTACGCGCCCATTGCTCAACTTCCTCGCGCCCCAGTCGCCCTCCCTTTCGGCAAACCTGGTCCGGTCATTGATCGACTTCAGCGTTGCCGCCCGCGCCTTCTCCTGCGTGTTGATCATCTCCTGCGACTTCGGCACCCGCGTGCCGTCTGGTCGCTCGATAAAAAGATCGCTCTCCACCACCGTGATGCCGTTCTTGGTGTTGGCGTAGGTGCGCGTGTGCGGACTGCGCGCTGCGTCGCTCGCCTTGCCGGTCGGCGCAATCGGTGTCCCGCGCTGCTTAATCTTGCCCTCCTTCTCCAGACCGACCAGATAGCGGTCGTAGGTCTTGACGTAGTTGCTCACCGCCTTGCGCATCTCCGGCGTGTCGAAAAGCGGGTTTTCCACAAAGAGCTGGTTCGGCGACTCCAACCGGCCGTTGCCCTTGAAGCGCGCACCCATCGCTTCCATCGTGGCCTGCGCTGCGCCCACCGCACGTCCCAGCGGGCCGCTCGCCCGGATGCCGGAAAGGTTGAGTCCCTTGCCAAGTCCGCTGAACGTCTCCGCGGCGATCTCGTCCCGCGCCCAATCCCAAGCCGTCTCGCCCTGGGCCAGCCGCTCTTGGTTGAGCATATCGGTGCGCTCGTCGATGGCCTGCTTGCGCCAATCGGCATCCTTGGCCCAGCGCTCGCGGATAAACTCCTGCTTCAGCGCCTGCTCGGCCGCCTCATCGCCGCCTGCCGCCGCAATGCGCTGCACCTCGTCTGGCGTCAGCACATTGAGCTGGATGCCTGTCGTGCCGTCGCGCACCTCTTGGGTCAGTTGCGAGTTGACGTATTCCCGTCCGCGCGCTGCGATGCCGTCCATACCATACTGCACGTCCACCATGCCACGCATGCCCTGCTTGATCTCGCCGCCGAGAATATTGCTGCGGAAGATGGCGTGGCCGATCTCATGGCCGGCCACGTCGCCCGTAGCGATCTTGTCGATGTTAAGGAAAATCCGAGGCCGCTGCCCCTTCTGCGCGTCCACATGGATACCGCGGGTGCCGAGACCCATCGCCTCCTTGACCGTGGTGTTGAGTTCGTAGTCCGTTGCCCGCAGCGGAATGAAGTCTGCCTTGGCTGAAATGACCGACTGCTTTCTGGCCATGTTCACCAGCTTGTCGTGCGAAAGCATGTTGGCCATCGACGTGGCGTCGCCGCCAGAAATTTCTGAATCGGCCAGCATCTTGGCTACCAGCGCATCGTCAAACTCCGACATCCGCCGCACCTTGCCGCCGACGATACCGGCCCCGGCGCCGACCGTCATCAGCGCGCCAAGGATCTCCGGTCGCCGCTCCTCCGGCGCAATCGCAGCCAGCGGCACAGCAATCGGCGCCGTGGCCACCGCGCCACTCAGCGCGTCATCCGTTGCGCGGAAAACCTGCGTAGCGCCCAGCTTATCAAGCGTGGCCGCCGACCGGCGGGCAATAGGCGACAGGCCCGGCGTCTCGCTGATCCGCCGCAGCGTGCTGTCCGGCGAGGTGAAAAATCCATCATAGGCACGGCGGTAACGCTCGGGGATCGGCGCCCCGCGCAGCTTCTTGGCCGCCTCAATGCGCGACACGCCCACGCCACCAATGCCAATCTCACGCGCCAAGATGCTGCCAGTCTCCAACCCACGCTCAGTGGCACGCAGCACTCTGCCGCTGCCCTTCAGCGTGGCCATAGCTGCCGCCGCCTTCCATGACACGGCACTGACCGCCGCCGCTTGACCCGCCTCGCCCACACCCGTGGCGCGCTCCACGCCCTCCACGATACCGCTGTAAAGGTTTTCAGTCTTTTGCGCCGCACCGCCAGCAACGCGGCCAGCCAAATTCAGCGGCTTGCCAGCCAAGCTGCCCACACGCCGTAGCACACGCACTTTGTTTGCTGCGCCCAACCCAATCGGCAGAGCAAAATTGAGCGGGTCGGCAACGAGCGCCGTAGTTGTGACCAGCCCCGGATTGAGCTTTGACGCATCGATACCCATCTCCGCGCGGTCATCTGGCAGTGTGCCGACATTGGTCTCTGTGACGTTCGCCGCCTGCTGCTGGAACGAGCGGTCGCGGATGAAGCGCTGGTAGCGCGTAGACTCATCCTCGTTGAAATCCTCCGGCGTCTTCTCGTAAAGTCCCTGCGCCTTGGCTTGATTGATCGCCTCTTCGAGCAGCACCTCATCCTGCTGCGGGTTGCCCGTGAAGCGGTTCTCCGCAGCGAGGCGCTGACGCACTTGATCATTCAGTGCGCGGAAACGTTGCAGCTCGCGCTGATTGTCCTCGTAGGTGTCGCCAGCCCACGACCACAGTTCAGCCGTGCTGATGCTGGCCTGGCGCATGCCCTCGGCAGACGAGTTGACCCACTCGTTGTATGCCTTGGTGCCGCGCGCCACAAAGTCAAACGGCGCATAAGCGGTCGCCGCCGCAGCTTGGAAGAGTCCGCCGGCGATGGCCTGACCCGCCTCAAAGAATTTGCCCACATTGCTATCCCGACGCTGACGCAGTCCGTCGTAACGCCGCCACTCCTCTTGAGTTGGCATGTAAGAAATGTCTCCAACCCGCTGATAATCCGCCTGGTCCACCTCTGACTTAGACAGCACTTTCTTCGGCCCCGGCATCAATGGCCCCGCCGACCGATCCGGTCGCGCGCCCATGGCCCGCCCGAAAGACGTTTCCGCCGCCACGCTGTTCTGCGCCTCAGCGGCATCCACCTGCTCGGCTGTGAGCATAGCCGGAGCATCCTGACGCGCTGCGCGGTTAACGCGAACGGTCAGAACGTCTTCTTTTTGCGGGATGACAGATTGCCAGTTGACTGGGCGCGGCTGCGTTGGCTGCTGCTGCCGATCAATCTCAGCGACCTGTTCCGCCGTAAGTGTTTTGGGCGGCATGTCGTACTATTCGATAAGTCGGGCAGTTCCGTCTGGCAGGCGCTCGTAGGTAGAGCCATCGTAGACGAAGGTGTTGCGAGCTGGTGCAGCGGCGCCGGATTGTGGCTGGCCTCCGGTCCTAGCGGCCTTGATCTCTTCTACCGGCACACCCTTTGATCTTGCCTCAAAGCGGTCGGCAAAGTCTTCAACCTCTGACAAAGCGGCGCCGAAGTCGGAGTCACTCAATTCAAGCGACAGACGGTTGGCCGAATTGACCGCCGCCTCTGCCTCGCGCACCTGCATTGAGCCGAAGCCACGCATACGCTGGATGACCGGCAGGAAAACCTTGGCGCGCGAGCTGTCGATCAAGCTGGAGAATCCAGCGGCGGCAGTTCCCGCTGCGGGGCGCAGCTTTCCGGTCTCTTGATCGACCACACCACCCCAATAGGAAGGCGCAGCAACGTTGAAAGGCCCGCGGTAGCCGAGCGCCTTGGATCTTCCTTCGTGGTTTTTTATGGATTCAATCGTGTTGCGCATCAGCGCCACGTCATCCATGGCGACCTGCAGCTCGCGCGGGCCGAGGGGCTTGTTGGCCTTGTCCTCCGGCTTCGTCTTGGACTCGCGCTCGTAAAACTCATCAAGCCACCGATTAGCGTCCCGCGGGTCCAGTTGCGCCGGAGTATCGCTGCCGGCGTTGTTGTACGAAAAGTCGGCCGTTCGGTCGTAGACGTAACGCAGCGCAGGCGGCAGCTTGTTGTATTCTGCCGTGGCCTGCTCTTCGGTCAGGTTGGGATCGTTAATCCTGCTGATGAACGATGTGTCCATCGTGGACGCCGTCACGCGCTGTTCTGTGGGTTCGGCGCGCCGCACCTCCGTTTGATCGGCCACGTCATTGACGATATCTTCTGGCGTGTCGTAGTCCGCTCCGCTCACGCCATTCATCTCGTCCATGGCATTAATCGGCACGGCTTCCTCGCCGGGTTCTAGGGCAGGGAGATCCGGCTCTACCGAATCTGGCAGTCTGTTGCGGTTGCGGGTAGACATAGATTAAATGGGTTTGTTAAAGCGACGCATGGCAGTCGGAAGCGGAATCGCGGTCGGCGCCGGTGGCGTGCCCATCGCCTGCCGCTCGCGGGCCAAGCGCTCGCGCTCGTACATGATCTCGCGCTGATCGCTGACCTTCTGGGCTTGCATGACGGGCATCATCTGCTCGCGCGTCCCAGCAATACCCAGTTGCGAAATCGCCCCGAGGTTGTCGAGAATGCTCATCGAAGCCAGCCGGCGTGTGCGCGGGTCCATGCCCTCGAGCGCGGAGGAAATCTTTTTCATGCCGGGATACATCTGGCCGATGGCATTGATGGCATCGAAAGCCGAGTCCGCCTGGGCGTTGGCCTGACTGACATTGCCGACCATTCCGCCGATGGACGCCAGCGCCCCGCCAATATCCTGGCCCATCTGTCCCATCGTCTGGGCGTTGGTTTGCGCGGCGCCCATCATGCCTTGGGCGATGATGCGTCCGCTTTGATCTGATTCTTGGGGTGCATAGCTAAACATAGTTTTGTTCTCCTTCGTTGTTGATTAAGCTGCTTCGGCCCGCAGGTAGCTGGGGCGTTCTTTTTGTGACCACCGGAGCTGATCGCTCACATTGCTCACCAGTTGGCCAAGCCGTGGGCACAGCACCTCGGCGGGGCCGTCCTTGGCCATGCACGCCGTGCAGGCGGTCACATAGTCAGGGTTGTCACCTTTGTCCTCCCGCTCCTGCCATGACTCGCCGACCCTCTCGTAGCGTCCATGGTGGATGGGCAAATTGTTCTCCTCGATGTAGCGCCACACGTCCTCATCGGTGAAAAGGCGGATGGGGAAGACGAGGCTGGCGCTGTCAAGGTTGCGCGCCACGTCGGTGTGGATCGTGATGTCGCCGTAGACCGCATCCGTATCGCTCGCTTTGTGTCCATGGAACATCGCATCCCACGGCCAATTGAACGTGCCGGTCGGTCGCTGGTAGATGTCCTTAAGTCCACAGACAAAGTCCTCGCCGTCCTTCGGGGCGCGTATGCCGGTCGGCAGCATATTGTAGCGGGCGCCGATCTGGTAGTATCCGGCGATCTCCACCTCACCGCCTCCGTCCTGCACCATCGTGGCCGAGGGCGGGAAATCGTAGACGCGCAGTCCGTAGTGCTGGATCACCGCATCGGCGAACCGATACTTGTGCGGCTGCCAAGGCTCGCGGTGGAAGACCACCGGCAGGTCATCCCGATGCCGCCGCGCCAAGTCCAGCACCACCATGCTATCCTTGCCGAAAGAGCAAGCGATGCACGGATTGCCAAACTCAGCGAGCGACTGCTCGATGAGCCGGTGAGCGTAGGAAACTTTGTCTTCGTAGGTCATTAGAAAGAAACGCCGCCGAGAGCCATGCCCATGCCGACCGAGCCGAGGCCAGAAGCCACACCGCCGCCAATCCCGCCAAGCATGCCCATCATGCCCGCGTTCTGCGAGGCACCGGCCTGCATTGCCGCCGCCTGCATGGCGGCATTATTGTTGAGCACAGCGTTTCGGTTGGAGGCCAGCATGTTGGTATTGAAGCTGGCCACGTTGCCGGACTGTTGCAGCGAGTTGCCAAAGATGTTCCCAACTTGCTGTGTCGTATTCCCCAGCGTTCCCATTCCGAGCTGGAACGCCGGTCCCAGCGCCTGCCGGTAAGGGTCCATGTCGCCATAGAGCGTTCCGAGACCAAGGCGGCGCTGTGAGCGCATCTGGTCATTGGCCAGTGCCTGCTGTGAAACACTCGACAGGAATCCACGGTTGTTATTCACCTGATTCATGTTCGCCTCTTGGTTCGCCATCTGGGCGTTGAGCAAGAACTGACCGAGCGTAGTGTCGCGCACTTGGTTAAGGCGCTGCGCATCCATGCGCGCCGCTTGGTTGGCGAGGGCGGTCTGCTGGGCGAACTGGGCATCCGTCTGGCCGCGCGTCAGGTCGCTCGCTTGGTTGAGCCGCTGCGCATCCATCATCGCCGCTTGATCGGCGAGCGACATCTGACCGGCGAGCGCTTGGTTGCCTCGGTCGGCTTGCAGTGCCATCTCCGCTCCTGCCATCTGGCGTTGGATGTCGGCGTTCTGCACGTTTTGCGCGAAGGACAAGTCCTCCATGTTGCGCTGGCGGCTATAACGGTCGCGGTTCAGCAGCTCGGCGGCGAGACCGGCGCTTCCGGTTGCCATGCCGCGCGCAGCCATACCGGCGCGGGCCGACTGCACGGCATCGCGGCTGGCTTCGGCAGAGAGCCGTCCGCCGCTGGCCACGCGATTCATGGCCTCGCCGACTAGAGACTGGCCGAGGGCACCGGCGCCGACTTCGCGGGCGCGTACATCGCCAACCCGCTGGGCATTGACTCCGCGAACGTCACGCCCCGGACCCATCTGCGCAGCGTTGGCCAGATTGGCGCGCACATTGCGGATATTGGTCGGCGCGGAGATTTGATCCGGCCGGTAAGACATGGCGCTGGCGCCAAGCCCGCGCATCTGGTTCTCCAGAGCACTCGGCCCCATGTCGCGGCCCATCTCATCGAGGATGGTTTGGCGGGCAAACTGGGAGTATTGGTTGTCGAGGTTGCGCGAGAGCTGGTCCGCTGTGCCAAACTGCATGCGGATGTATTCTGGATACAACCGCTTGATTGCTGCCTCTTCCTCGCGCGTCTGCGCTTGGGCCACGCGAATGCTCGCGGCGGCCATTTTGTCATAATCAATCGGCGCCGGTGCCGGTGGCACTGGTGCTGGTGTAAACGATGGTCCTCCACCTCCCATATTATTGTCCTCCTGTTTTGCTAATTAGTTTCTCCCAATAGTAGACTCGCGGCTCAAAGCTCCCTCTGCGGCACCATGCCACATAGGTCTGCGGATGCGGCGCCACGCGCAGGCACTCCCGCACAGGGTTTGTGCCAGCAGCGCCAGCAGCCAAAGTGACGAACCAGCAGTTAGCTTCCCCGGGTTCAAAGCGTTGCTCCTCCGCGTTCCACCGCACAGCGCGAGCCAGCATGAAGCACTCCGGAGAGTTCCACACATAGCCGGACGACAGATGCTCGCCGACTGCTTCCCAGAAGTCTTGCGTGCTGTGGTTGTCCCACCATTGTTTTGCCTTTTGCCATGGCAGCATTCTTAGCCCTCATACATGATGTTGACCGATCCGGCGTCAAAGGTGTCAGTGCCGTTGACGGTGGTGAGGCGGACTTGCGTAAGTGTGTCCGACAGCGTTTTCGACCCAGAAACGTATGCGTTGTTTGCAGCCCAGTCGTTAAGGGTTCCGCTGGCGACCCATGTGTTTCCTGACAGCAAACAGACTTGAATTATGCCGCGATAGCTGCGTGCGGCATTTCCTCCTCCAGCCCTAAAACCTGCCGTGGTATTGTCTGTCCCAACCGTAGTGGCCGCAGCCGTAAGAAAACTTTCGTATCCAGATGTCTCAAACCCGCCCGAATCCCCTAATTGCACTAAGAAAAAACTTGATCCATTCGCGCTTACTTTGTCGAACATCACCGTAACCCGCTTTGCCCAAGACGGGATGCCGGTGAAATCGATGCTGGTTCCGCTGGTGGTGGCTTGCGCGGTGGCGAGCGTGAGCGGTTGTGAGAGCTTGGCCGGAGTTACGGCAGCATCCGCAATCCGCGCAATCGGCAACGTGCCGGTGGTGAGCTTGCTGGCGTCGATGTCGCTGGCCAACTTGGCGTTGGTCACGTTGCCATCCACAATCTTCGCCGTGCTAACACTGCCGTCCGCGATGGCGCTGGCGGTGCCGGTGAGGTTGGCCGTGATTGTCCCAGCGGAAAAGTTGCCGCTGGCATCACGCGCCACAATGGCATTGGCCGTGTTCGCGTTGGTCGCTGTAGTTGCAGAGTTCGAGACTTTTCCGGCCGCCGAGATTGTGGCCAGCTTGGTGTCTGCAATGGACGCCGATGCGTTGATGTCCGCATTGACAATGGTGCCATCAACCAAGTTTGAAGAGGCGACGGTGATTGCGGAAGGAAGCGCTCCTGTGGCCAACTTGCTAAGATCAATGGCCGCCGCCGCGTTGATGTCAGCGTTCACGATGGTTCCGTCAACCAAGTTTGCTGAAGCAACAGTGATGGCGGTTGGCAGGGCGCCGGTCGCCAGCTTGCTCAAGGAAATTGCCGCCGCCGCATTGACATCCGCATCAACAATAACGCCAGAGCTGATTGCCGTGACACCAGAGCTGCTGACCATGACATCGCCACTCAAGGCCGTGGCTGTCGGCACATTGCTTGCGTTGCCCAACAGAACCTGACCGGCCGTAATGTTGGCCAGCTTGGTGTGAGCGATAGCCGCCGAGGCGTTGACTTTGGCGTTTGTGATGGCGCCGTCTTCTAGCTTGCTTCCAGCGATGTTAGCTGCGCTTGCGATGTCAGCATTGACGATCTCGCTGACGGTGCGGGCGTTGTTAAGCTTGGTCGGTGTGACGGTGTCGCCGCTGGTGAAGGTGTATGCGTAGGAGGCCATAGTAGTTATGCTGCTGATCGGGTTTCGGTCGGAGGCAACGACTTGGGCGATGCCTCAATGCTGGCGGATCTGATTTCCGGCCGCCCACCGGATGTTTCGTAAATGACTTCGGCGCTGTGCGCTTTGTAGCGCACCGGACTTTTCATGTTGTAGTCTTCGCTCGTTGCGTTGCTGTTGGTAAGCGTGCCCACTGTTGTTTCAGTGTCAGGGTTGATGGTGCTGATCTTGGTGCTGACACTGGCGCCTGCCGGAATGACCACATCGGCGATGGTGCGGAGGAAGCGCTTGGAGTGCATGTCGCCGAAATCGTAGCGGCGGGTCTTGAGGCTGCCGGTAATGGGGTTCGTTCCAAAAGTGGCCGCTTGATCGTCAACCCCTTCGGTGTTTTGTTCCAAGAGATATAGGTTGCCGGAGCGCGGGATACTGAAGACACGGCGCTGGTTGTCGTATGTTCCGATAAGGATCTGATTGACGCTGGCGTTGCTCGGATAGATGTCGCGGTATTCCCATGTGTCTGTCAGGGCGTTCCATGCGACCACCAACTGGTTGCCGTCGAGCGGGTCGGCGCTGGTTGGGAGGGCAACGAGATAGCGGTTGCTGTGCCAGATGCCGAAGGCGCTGCGTTCGACGCGGGACTGCACCACTTGGCTGAACAGGTCGGCGATGGGTTCGGAGAGCGGCTTGGTGTCGCCGCGGACCTTGAGGTCGAGGGCGCGGTCTAGGCGGTAGATACCGGCATCACTGAGGAAGAAGACGAAGTTACCTGCGGTGACGATGGTGTTGCGGGCACTGCAACCGATCTCGTTGGTGAGGAGCGTGAGCTGTGACACCGGAGTGTCTACGCTGAAGTCGCCGCCATCTGTGGAAGACACTTGGCCGAGGGTGGCAAGCCAGATGGATTTGCGGCAGAAGACGAGGGCTTGCCCTTCGATCCATGGATGCACTGCAACAATGCGGTCGTCGCCGCCCGCTCCTGCGCGGAAGCTGTTCCAAAAGGGATCGTAGAGGTCGGCGTCCAGCACGTCGCTAATTCCCACTGTGTTGCGCTCCTTGGCTATCCACATGCGGTTGTTGTGGTAGCTCGCCCAGCCGATGCTCGGCATGCGCGTGTAGGTGACGCCTTCGGCCGGAACGCCTGCGGTGGCGCGGACGAAGTTGCCAGCGCCGCCGTCCCAATAGATCGGGGGCTTCACGCGGCGAACCTTGATGCCAGCGGCAGCGTGGGTTGCGGTGCCGGTTGGAACGGTGATTGTGAAAGAGTCTGTGGCGATGCCTGTGATGTCGTATTCGTGGCCGTCGAACGCGGGCGTTGTGCTGCCTTCAATGCGAACGCGGGCGCCTTCGGGATAGCCGTGGGCGGTGACGTTAATGGTGGCCGTGGTGGTGCTGACCGTTATGCCGGAAGCGGTTGTGAGTTTTTGCTCCCAGCCGGTGACGGCGCGGTCGGCTTCGCGGAGGATGTAGAGGCGGTCGAATGCCTGCACCACCGAGACAGTGTCTGTGCCCTCAATCTTTTCGGCGGGGCTGATCGGATAGGTTTTGACCACCGGCGACTGGCCTTGCCGGTAGAGCGTAGCCGTATCGCTGCCTGCCAGCACAATGTATTCGTTGGCGTTGTCGTAGTTTTGCGAGGCGAAGACGCCTGCGGCATACAGTCCGCCGTCATAGCTGTCGCGGACTTCGGGGCCGTTGTTGGCAACGATGGTGCCGGTGGCCGGTGTCGCGGGAGATCCGCTGACGGTGTAGGTAAAAGTATTGGCGTCCGTCACGGTGACGATGAAGTCGCCGTTGTAGTCTGTCTCGGCGGCGCCACGGATGTTCACTTGGTCGCCAGTGGTGAAGCCGTGGGCAGTAGCCGTGACGGTGGCCGTGGTCGAGGCGCGGGTGATTGAGGTGACGGTCTTGTCGGTGCCGAGGGTGAAGTCGAGCGTGAGCGGGGCGCCGGTTGTGCCGATGGTGTCGGTGAGGCGTTTTGATCCTTTGCGGGTCTGCGCGACTCCGCGATCCAAGCGCATGTTCACGCTGTCTTGCAGCATGCCCGCCGGTAGCGTGAGAGGGTTCAAGCGGCTGGCGAAGCCGAGGAAACCGGCGTCACCATCGCGCTGCACTGGACTTTCTAATGCCATTAGTTGAGCGCGGCTTTGAGCCGTGACTTAAACCGCGCCGCGTCGGCGGGGCTGATGTCGTTCTTGCGATTTGGGGCAATCTGCTGGTGCGTGACGATGCGGCTCATCGGGATGTGCCAGCGCTTCATGCGGGGGACGATGTATTGGATGGCGCTGTCCATAGCGTCCTCACCGAGCGGGTCTTCGTAGGTATTGCCGTCCCACGCCACACCAAGGGAATAGCTGTTGCAGTCGGGAACGCCTTGCCAGCTCGACAGACCGGCGTGCCAGCAACGCGCTGTATCGTCGGCGAGGACGGTGCGGTTGCCGTTTCTGGCGATGATGACGTGGTAACTCACTTTGCTGGCAGGGTTCATGCACCAGCTCACGGAGCCGTTGTAGCTACCGGATGTGTGATGCAAGACGATCATGGTCGGGGTTATGGGGCGTCCGCTTTTGTTCGGGGTGTTGAGACGGCGCTCGTCGTAGGCTTTGCTCGCGGCGGGTGTGGAGGTTGTTGTGGATTCTAATGGCAAGCTCGGCGAGGCTGGCGCTGGGCCAGTCGCGGACGGCTTTCCAAATAGTCTCTTGATCCACTTCCACATGCGCTTACTTCGCGTGACCTTTGGGCGGCGGGTTGACCGTTACGGTGGCCTGTTGCTTCAAGAAGTCATAGCCGACCGTCACGCATCCAGCCGCAGCGACAGCCCAGCTCACGGCGAGGATCGCAACTGCAATGAGTTTTGTGACGCGGGCGTGGCTCATGGAGTCAGAGGCGGGCGTTGTTGTCTTTGGCCATGACCAAGCCATAGGCGGCGGTCAGCGAGGCGGCGATGAGGCCGATGTCGGGGATGCTGCCGCTGGCGAGGAACTCTTTGGCTCCGGTGGCGAGGGCGATGATGGCGGTTAAGATGCCGAGGGTCGTTGTTTTCCAGTTTCTCATTTCTTTAGTTCTTTCTGTTTCTTTCTGATGTCGTGCAGCACGCTGATGAGCGTGGCCAGTCCGACCAAAATTCCGATGATGAGTCCGCCGATGCGGAGGGTTGCTTCAAGGTGCGGTAACATTGAAAAGATGGACGATCCGATGCTGGTCGCGGTGCCGATGACGCCTTTTTCCGTCGTTGTGAAATGGTGATGGAAGTGCGTGATACTCATAGCCACACCCTCCGTTGCTGGGTCGGCGTGACGCTGTAGGTCGATGCCGGATCGGGCCGGTCGTCGGTCACGCGCAGATTGAGGTGCCAGCCGTCGAGGAGCGTGCTCACCGGATTCTCGGGGTCGCTGTTGTCTACGTCTGCCAGCACGCCCACCGGATCAAGCGCATAGCCTTCTCCGCTGGTCTGCCATCCGGTTTCGCTGTCGTAGTAATCGGCCAGCGCGGTTTGCGCCGTTTGCTCGTCGGGAAATTTGTAGAGGTAGTCGGTCATGTCGTGAGTTGTTGGAGAAGCGTGTTGCTCAAGCGGCGGGGCCAGTAGGCGATCTTGCGGAAATACAAAGCCGTTGCTGGCTGGACGCCCGCCGCCTGTGATCCGATGTTAAATTGCGTTATATCTGCCGATGCCGGAACAGACCCGCTTGTGTCTGCCGCGCCAAATAAACTGCCGTTTTGGGCCGCTTGGAAATCGTCGGTTTTATAGACCATAGCGAACTTGCCGGTTAACCCAACGGCACTGGCGTTGGCTTGCACTCCATATTGGTTGACCGAGGCAACCCTTACCTGCGTGCCAACTTGCAGGGTTCCCGAAGCGTTGGCCAAGAACCACTCTGTGCGGTTGTTCGTGTTTGTTGTGTTCCCAAACGACCAAACCTTTGGGAATTGTGTCGATAGCGGCAGGCCGTTGACGACAAACTCCGCAAACAACGTCCCCTCGCTCTGATTATAGAAGCTGGAGATCGGCGTGACGACCGCCGAGTCCGCTGCGCGGGTGGCGGCGGCGGTGGTCGTCGGGATGTAAGACGTGGCGAAGGCGCCTTGCTCTAGCTGCGGGGCGGCTATGCGGAGGGTTAGGTCGATGGGGTTGCCGTTTGTGAGGACTATATTAAGTCTTGGATGCGCCCTTTCAACGGATGCACTTGAAAAAGTGGCAGTGTACGAGTTTCGCGTAAGCGTTGATGAAATGTTCAACGCAGAAGAATTAAATGTTTGCCCAGAAACGGCAGCACCAGCAGCCGTCCGACCAATGATTGAAAGCTGTATTGATGCGTTAGTTGTAGATCCTGCGGCTAATTTCAAATAATTGCTATGCGTCCATGTTTGGCTGGTGGCTGCTACGACTTGTGTCGTTGATTCTGAATCAAGCGAAAAAGACACACTCGCGTCAGGCGTTCCGCTGTATTTGATGTCAATGTAGGCCAGTCCGTTTTCTGTGCCGGAACCCAATAGTTCAATAGTGATGCCATTAGTTCCGCTTGCCGTAGAGAACCACCCATTCGTCGGCATCACCCCACCACTCCCAATCACCCCATTGGTCGAACCACCAGCCTGCGAGTTGCGGATGCTGTTGGTTCTGGCCTCCTCGATGAGCAGCCCCAAGCTGCTGCCGCCGGAATGGTCGAAGCGGGGCGTGTCGTTGGCGGCGGTTTGCAGGGTGCCGCTCGCGTCGAAGAAGGTGGCGTTGCTGGCTCTGGTGAAGGTGATGGCGGGGCCGGTGCCGTTGTTTAAGGTCTTCTCCCCGGCAAAGTCGCGGCTGAAGGTCGGGCGCGCGATGGCGGCGCCGGACCCAGCGGAGAGCGACAATGTCGGGGCGAGGAGCATTAGGCGGTGTAGGCGATGATGCGACCCGAGTGCAGGTCGATGGCGGTGAACTTGCCGAAGAGGATCGTGCCTGCCGGAATGACGGGGGCGCTGGCGTCGGTCGTGTTCGCGATGTCGGCGATGTTGCCGGTGAGCGTGTGAAATTTGGCGTCGGCGAGGACTTGCACGGCGAGCCAGTCGCCGGTGTGCGGGTCCGTGTCGGCGTAGTAGTTGCCGCCGCTAAGGCCGTTGGTGATTTTGTTATTAGGGAATCCCATGATGTTAGTTGAGAGTTGAGGGTTGAGGGTTGAGGGTTTGGAAATACCTTCGTTAGCTTCGTTATCTTCTGTTCAATATTGGTTGACGCGAGCCGTCCACATGCTGGGTTGGCCCTGTTGAAAGTAATATTTGTCGCGCTGGGAGATCAGCTCGGACTCGGCGAGCTGTTCCATGGCGAGTGCTTTGTCTAGCTGGCCGTCTTCGGTTTGCAGATCCGAGGTGAGTAAGTAGCCGACTGCTTTTGCGATGACGGCGGGCACTGTTGCCGAGAGGTTGCTCGCGCTGTATTCGGTCGGCCGCACGCGGTAGTTGACCCAGACGGTGGTTGGCAGGTCGGTGCTTTGCGGGAAGCGCACGTTGTCGCCGAGCAGCGTGTAGCTGATGGCGCGGGGTGCAACGTGTGTCGCAGGGTTGTCGCGCAGGACGGCGAAGACTTCGCCCATGGCGGTCTCGCCGGTTTGCTCGTAGGGGATGAAGTAGCCGGTCGTGTCGTCGCCTTCGACGGTGCGTTCTTCGACGCGCATCAATTCCGGCCAGTCGGCCCACTCCCAGCAGTCGGCGATGCGTTCGTTGGCGGCGGCGGTCATCATGGTTCTTGCGCCGGATGGGATGGCGTCGATGGTGCTGGCATCGTTGCCGACACGTTGCCATGCGCGGAGGAGGATGGATTGTAGAGTGACTGTGCGCATTAGCTGTTGAGTGCGTTCATGGCCGACTGCACGGCGGCTTCAAAGGTGACGCTGGGATTCGGCCAATCGTTACGCGGTGCCGGATTGGCGGCGAACATGGTGAGGACTTGCTGCAAGTATTGCTCGACGGCGTCCAGCTCGGGGCTGGTTTTGCCTGCGGCGGTGAGGCTTTGGCGCAGATACAAAAGTGTGGGCTGGCGGTCGCCTGCGAGGCCGACGCTGCGGAGGTGTTCTTCGGCGGTGACGCTGGGCGCTGGGACTTCGACGACATCCCATCCGCGGGTGACGGTGCGGCTGTCGGTGTCGATCACTTCGGTCTTGTCCAGCCGTTGCGTGGCGGGGTCGTAAGCAGGCTGGTCTTCCTGCACAACGGTCATTTCCAGCAGGTGCGCGTCGAGGCCGACCACTAGCTCGTTGTCGATGCGGGGCCACGCAAGGAGCTTTTGGGTTTGGGTGTCGTAAATGAGTTTCATGGTTAGATGGTCACGCCCCACTTGTTGCCCAGATAGCTTTCAATCGCATTGCGGTCGGCGGTGCTGACGCTGCTGCTGTAGATGAGCAGCTCGCAGGCGTAGCCGTCGCTGACATCAAAGCCGCCGCCATGCCGGTAGTTCAGCTCAAAATTGGCCCAGTCAGCTCCCGTGGCAGCGATGCCTAATACAGACAAGACGTTGGTTGATGATCCTCGCGCTGTGAACAGTGCGCCCCGAGTGGCAGTTACGCCTGCCCCGTTGACGCGATAACTTGTGACAGTGACGCTGGCGCTTCGCGGACCTGATGCACTGCCGCTCTGCGTGGCGTCTAAAAATCTGTCATTGTTGGATGAAGACGCCAAAAAGACATAAGTGGAGTCTGCGGTCTGTGAGACGAAGAAAACGTCAACAATGTCAGCGGCTCCGAAGGTTCCGCCCGTTCTGGCAATGCGCTCGGTGCTGCCCACAAATTGCACGGCGTCCTTGGAATTGACTGCTGTGGTGGCTCGCGACGGGACGTTGGAACTGGCGGTGAAGTGGCGTCCGTTGCCGCTTGTGTCTTCCCATCGTTTTACGTCGGAACCGTTGGATGGCAGGCTGCCTCCGCTGGTGGCGTCAAACAAAGTCGAAGCGTCTGAAGCGTCAAGCCAAACGGCCAAGCCGGAAATTTTGGCGGGGTCAAAGAACCGATAAGAATTAAGCACAAATGCACTCATGCTCTTGTCCCTCGCAAAATAACTTTGAGTCCCTTGCCCGCCACGGTGCTGCCGATCTGGTCGATGTCGATGGTGATCTCGGCGTCGGCGGCGATGTCGTCGTGCGCGGTGTCGATGACGGCGGCGGATGCGGCGGTGGCTGAGGTCTTCTCGCTGGCGTCGATGGAGAGCTTGGTGGACAGCGTGGAGTTGGCCCCGTTGTTGATGTCCACGATCAGCGTCGAGCCTGTCGGCGCGGTGTTGACGCTGGCGGCGACGGCGGTGAGCAGGAAGGCTACGGGGGCGCGGAAGGTGACCTTGGCCGTGCCTGTGGTGAGGTTCGTCGTCTCGTCGGAGCAGGCGATGACGTATTCGACGGGAGCGCCGAGGAGAGTGGTCAGCGCAAGGGTGCCGGAGGCGTCGGGCACGGTCAGCGTGCGGGTGGTGCCGGTGGTGATGCTGCCGAGGTCGAACTGGAGGTTGCGCGTGCTGTCGCTGTTGTCATACAGCAAAAACGCGGAGTCAGCGAAAACATCCGGCAGCTTGGTGTCGGCCAGCGTGTAGTCGTTATCGCGGGAGGAGCCGACGATGGAGGTGCGGATGTAGACGCCACCCTGACGGTAATTCGGGAACGGCCATGTGCCGCTGGAACTGCGCACCAGCCAGCGGCTATTGAGGGCCGCCGTGCCGTCGAGCGGGAGATCCGCATAGGTCGCCACTTCGCCTGCGAAGAAGGCAGAGCCGCCTCCAGACCCCTTGAGGTCGAAGTTGCCGGTGAACGGATTGAAGGCGAAGCCCATTACAAATTAGAAATTGGAGATTTAAGAGCGGGTGACGGCAGCGAGGTCCGCGTCGTTGGTGGTCGGCGGGTTTGTCGTGTAGGAGAAGGTCAGCGTGGCGACTGTTTGGCCGGTGCTGCCGCCTTCTTTGTAGGTCACGGTCTGGATGTTGTTGGTGCTGCCGTAGTAGCTGATCGAGAGATAGTCGTGCTGCGGAATATTTAATCCGGCGACGTTGCGAATGTTGACGTTTGGGTGCATTTGTTAGGCGGCGGGTTGGGCGGACATGCCGAGTTGCTGGTCTTGGGCCATCTTTTGCAGCGCGGGTTGCGCGCCGGTGCGGCCGATGACGGCGTTTTGTTGCTGTTGCAACTGGAACTGGAAGGCTTGTGCTCTCGCGTCGATCATGCTGCGGAAGATTTCGTCTTGGGCGTAGCGCTGTTGGACGGCGGGATTGCTCTGAATGATTTGCTGCAAGGTTTGCAGTCTTACCTGCGCGTTTTGTCCGCCTTCTTTGAGCGGCGGCTCGGTGCCTGCGGCGATTTTTGCGAAGGCTGTTTGTTCGTCTTCTTGCTCGGCCTGGGTAGCGGCGCCGATGTCTTTGATGAGGATGCCGGCGAGATTTGGGTCTACTGCCTGCATCATATATTGGACCAAGCCGACTCGATCGATAACGCCGAAGCTGTCCAGGGGAACCAAGACTTTGGCGAGGTAATCTAATTTGGCGCCGAGGGCTTCGGAGTCGAGCAGCCGGGCGTCGAACTCGCAGGTCACGTCGAAGCGTCCGCGGATGTCGGCAGGGCTGGCGGTGAGCGGGAGATTGGGGTTGCCGGTGACGCGGGCGACTTCTTCCGGCGTCATATACTGCTGGCAGAGGGCGAGCGTCTGGACGAGGCAGAGCTTCATATCGAGCAGCCACGAATCGACCAGCTCCTGAGTGTGCAGCATGTAGCGTTGCGGCGGGACGGCTTCGCTGATGCGGCCGAAGTAGTTGTCCACGTCGTTGCGGATGGACATTTCGACTTCGATGCTGCCGGCGTCGGGCTGCGGCGGGTTCATCCAAGAGATTTCGCCGGGGCGGCGCTCGGGGATTTGCACGCCCGGTCCCATGATGAGGTCCATCTTGCCGCGCGCGGCAGGGGTTTTGAGCGGGGGCAAGGTGACGATGCTGGCGCGGTCGCCTCGCATGTCGCGTTGGATTTTGACTTCTTCCTGGGCG